TATCGTTATTGGATAGTATTATTCACCAATCAGATTACTGATCCACAATGGGATTGGCCAATGTCTTCATCTGTATTTGAAAAATATTTAATTAAAAAATATGATGCAACAGATATTGACATATATGCTGATGTTCATCATTTTGAAAAAACGGATATTCAAACCGACATCAATACACAAACAATTACAAGAAATACAGTTACAATTGGTTTGGATCAATTCCTTGAATTAACGTCATCGGAGACCAATACATATACATTACCTACAGGTGCCGTTACAGTTAATGTATTCTCACGTGCAGTTTCATATTATGAATATGAAGATGAATTGAATGAATCTAAAAGAAATATTAAATTATTAAATAAATCTTATGTAGATGAGTTTGAATCGGAACTTAAACGATTGATGAGTTAAAATGGTTGATACAACAGATACTGGCAATCTATTATATTCTGCACAAAGTGCAAGTATAAATGATTTAACAATTATAACAAATACAGGTCAAGAAATACCAGTTAAAAAACTGATGATTGAACTTTCCTATTTTGAGGATTTATATAGTTTTGTTACCTCGGGATTTGTTATATTACAAGATGGCCAAGGATTATTACAAAAATTTCAAATTTTAGGACAAGAATTTTTAAGAGTGAATTTTGGTAGAACAAAAACAGCTTCGTCAAATATATCCAGAAGTTTTAGAATATATAAAAGTGATAGAATACCTTCTGGTAACCACAAATCGGAAGAAATAACACTACATTTTTGTTCTGAAGAAATGTTGTTATCTGAATCAAAAAAACTCCAAAAAGGTGCAAATCCAAACGGTGAGTTAATAAGTGTAACCGTAAATAGAATATTGAAAAATGATTTAAAGATTAGTAAAAGACTTCATATTGAACCGACCACAGGAAATTACAATTTCAACATCAATACATTAAAACCATTTGAAGCTATTAGTTGGTTGTCTACCTATGCAAGGCCAGTTACACAAAATTTGGCTGGTGCCGATATGATATTTTATGAAAACAAAAATGGTTTTCATTTTAGGTCATTAAGAAGTCTAATGGCACAAGATCCATACAATACATACAAGGTTCAACAAATAAATGTTGAAGCTTCAATAGAAGAAAAAACAAGAACTGTTATAGATTATGAATTTGTTAAATCTTTTGATGTATTAAATGATATTACTTCAGGTACATATGCAAATAGATTAATTTCGGTTGATCCATTGACCCGGTCATTTAAAATAACGGATTTTAATTATGATATATATAAAGGCACTTCTGAGCCAATGAATGGTAAAAACAATGGTATTTCACTTGATAACACTAATAGGTTTGGACTCAAAAACACACAGAATCCACAGAGTGTGGTAAAAGTTGTAGTAGGCAATTCAGAACAATACAGAGTGCCTTATATAAAAGAAAGACCAGATTCGGTAGTTAATGACGTTTATGTTGAAAATTATATACCAAATAGAACGGCTCAAATTTCATTAGCAAACTATACTTTATTGAAAGTTGTTGTTCCTGGTGATCCAGGAATTACTGCTGGTATAACTGTTAATTTTAATTTATATACTTTGTCGTCATCTGGTAATAATAGAGAATTGGATCCTTTTTATTCAGGTAAATATTTGGTGAATGCTGTTCGTCATGTGCTACAATCACAAGGTGCATACCAAACAGTTATGGAGTTAGCAAAAGAAAGTTATCAGACACCATTGAGTTCTGGTAGTAGTAAGAATTTAACAGAAGCGAAAAATGAATAATTTTATTGGTAAATCATGGATTGGTGTTGTAGAAAACACCGAAGATCCATTAAAACAAGGCCGTGTTAAGGTCCGCATATTTGGTCATCATACTGAAGACCTTATATCGTTACCTACGGCTGCGTTGCCTTGGTGTACATTAATGACTGGACCAAATGCAGCAGGTAGTTTTAATGTGCCTGAAGCCGGTGCCTATGTTACTGGTTATTTTGCAGATGGTGAATCAACACAGAATCCATATATTGCTGCTATTTTACCAGGAATTCAAGCAGCAGCACCAGATACATCAATTGGATTTTCTCCTCAACCTTTATTTCCAAACTCAGCACCAACCGAAGCAGAAAAGGCCAAACCTGTATTACCGCCTGGTATCGAAGAAAAGAAAATTGGAGAACCAGATACACCATTACTAGGAAGAGGTATTGTTAAAGGTTCGGGTGTTGGCCTCACAAACGCAAATTTAGCTCACGTTTGTGATTTCAGATATCAATTTAAATTTGATATTGGTTTGGCTGGTTTAACAAATCCAATAACTGCCATACAAAATGCAATTAAAACTGGTAAAAATAACGCAGCAAATTTCATTAGATTTTTAATTGAAAAATTGAATGATGGAATTAAATTTGCGTTAAAAGCACTCGTTACATCCATGAATCTGGATCCATCGGGTCAAATTTCATCAATCTATGCCACATTAAAATTTAAGCTTGAAGATATTAACGATTACATTGAAAAAATTGCCAAGTATGTTGCAATGGCGTCAACTGTATATTATCTAGTTCAAGATATTAATCAAATTATTACATACTTACAAAGTTTGCCAGCAAGATTTTTAGCTATCGTACAAGATTGTATAGCAAGGTTTTTGGCTGGTGCAAAAGCGTTTGGTGCGGCTATTGCTGCTGTGCCAGGTCAAGTGGGTGCAACAGTAGATTCACTTACATCACAGATTCAATCTGGTGCAGATTCTATTCTTGCAGGCCTAACAGCTGATGTCAATTCAATTACAATACCAGATGCATTAAATGGTGTCTTTACTGACCCACTTTTAGACCACAGTAATACAATCACAACATATATTAGTACGATTGCAAACACAGCAAATGTGATGACAACAGTAACAGATAATCATTATGATCCAACAAAGGTGCAATGGGCATGAACAAACCAGATAGATATTTTGGATGGAATGAGCCGGAATCCGCAGCCAACACGGATTTCCAACCGGTATATCCATATAATAAAGTAACAAGAACCGATTCGGGTCACCTATTCGAACTGGATGACACCAAAACCCGTGAAAGAGTTCGTTTACAACATCGTGCAAACACATTCCTAGAAATGCATCCTAACGGTGATGAGGTGCATAAAATTTGGGGTGATGGTTATGTTATTACACTTGGTGACCACAACATCTCTATTGGTGTGGAAGGTGGAAAACCAGGTACTGATGGAAATATACCATGTAAATTAAACATTACAGTCTATGGTGATATTAATATGCATGTAACTGGTGACAAAACAGAAACAATTGATGGTAATGTAACACAACATATTAAAGGCAATTATACTCAGACGGTGGAAGGTATGTCAACTATTGCTTCACAAGGCAACATGTATGTAGAGGCAGGTTCAGGACCATTGGGTAGATTAAACATCACTACAGGTCTAAGAGGTGTTGCTATTGATGGCACACTAAGGGTTAAAGGAGAAGTTGCAGCTGACAAGATATTCTCATTTGGTCGTATAGACACAGGTCCGACTGGTGGTATTGGCGCCGGTGTGATGGGTTTTGTATCATCATTAGGCGGTTTGTCTCTTGGTGTACCTATTGGTGCGCCAATTGCAGTACCAGGTAATATACTTTGTGTTGGTAGTATAAGTGCTGGGTCATTTATTGCTTCTGCATCCGTTGTTGCCGCACCGTTAGGTACTTTTCAAATAATGAAAGCTGGTATGATGACTGATACCATAAACAAGAATATTTATAATTTGCATACACATATTGGAAATAAAGGTTTTCCAACAAGTCCACCACTAACACCAATGGTCTAAGGATATATTATGAGCATTTTTAGTAGACTAGGATACGATTCAGCAAACACAATAACCATAAGTTTGTCAAATACAGCAATTGCAACAATGAATACGATGCCACCATTGTTAAATTCGTGGCAAACCGCAGATATGGCAAGCTCTAGTACAAGTGGTTATTTTTCCAATCCTGTTGCAAATGTAACACAAGGCATATGGAATACTGCAAATTCTATAATTGCAATTACTGGAGTTACTAGTGTGTCTAACATGACCACTCTAGTTACAGCCACAAACAATGTGAGAGCTGCTAGTAATAATTTTTTATTGCATACAGATAGAATCTCAGGAATAACACAACCAAACGAAAGTACAGCAACACTACCACATTATTTTTCTGCAATGTCTGCGAGTAAGGTACTCATGTATATCACCTTTCAGTCTGACGGAATACAAAATAATGCACCTATGATGGGTAATTTTACTAGTTTAACAGTTGCAAACACACTATCTACACAAAATACAACAATTCAGACCTACCGTGGTTTGGTTGCCAATAGTATTGTTTTAACTGCGGGCACAGATCCAGACACAGGTGCACCAACATATTCATATACTACCAATCTGACACCATCTCAAGTGTCAACAATGGTAAGTAATCTACAACCAATTGCTGATTTAATGAATGGCCGCAGAACTTCTGATGTTACTTTTTTCAATAATTCACGTGCGGTTATTGATGATTATAATAAAGTGGATCAGTTTTCTTCAATAGGACAGACGGAATCATACCTATTCAACAATTACATTGGATCTGATAAATTGAAGTCTAGGATAAACTCATAAATAAAAGATGGCAACCATAAACCGAATATATTCCGACATAGATTTCACCTTCACGAAGAAACCTGTGACGGCTGATATTGCATTGAGTTATGATGTGCAAGCGGTAACACGTTCTATTAGAAATCTATTGAATACTCAGAATTATGACCGTCTTTTTAATCCTGACCTAGGTTCTCAGATTACTGGTTTGTTGTTTGAAAACATATCTCCAATTGTTGCTGTAACAATGGAAGGCCTTATAAAAAATTTGATTAAAGCATATGAACCTAGAGCAAATATACAAAATGTTACTGTAAACGGTATGACAGACGCAAACGCATACAAAGTTACAATAACATTTTATATAGAAAATGCAACACAACCAACGACAACAACAATTCTTTTAGAGAGAAACAGATAAAATGGCTGGTGCTAATTCAAACATTCAAATGACAGATTTGGATTTTAATACAATTAAAAACAATCTGAAAACATATTTACAGTCTCAAGACATATTAAAAGATTATAATTATGAAGGTTCAGCTCTGTCTGTTCTTTTGGATGTTCTTGCATATAATACACAATATAATGCATATTATTTAAATATGGTTGCCAATGAAATGTTTTTGGATACTGCATTGCAAAGAAGTTCTGTTGTATCTCAAGCCAAATTAATGAATTATGTACCAAAATCAGCATTGGCACCAACCGCAATAATTAATTTGACAATGAATGCAGTTTCGGATCCAACCTTGACCTTGCCAAAGTTTACACCTTTTATGTCAGAAGCAATTGATGGTGTCAACTATACCTTTGTGACAACCGATTCTTATACAAGTACCGTAAACTTAATTACAAATCAAGCTGAATTTCCTAATGTTATATTAAAACAAGGTATTCCAGCATCTCTATCATTTTCAGTAAATTCAACTAACAATCCAAAATATGTATTTTTTCTATCAGCGGAAAACATCGATACTACAACAATACAAGTATTGGTGCAAAAATCATCATCAAATACATCTATTGAAATTTATAACAAATCCGAAACATACTTAACTTTAGATTCATCATCTTTGGTATATTTTTTACAAGAAAATATTTCTGGTGGATATGATATTTCTTTTGGTGATGGAATTTTAGGTAAAAAACTTACTGATGGAAATATTGTTTTAATTTCATATCTTACTACATCAGGATCAGATTCTTATGGTGCAAACAATTTTGCATTAATGTCTTCATTTGGTGGTTATTCAAATGCAACAATATATCCTGTAACACCAACAACAAAAGGTTCATTACGTGAATCTATTGATTCTATTAAATATCAAGCACCAAAATCATATTCTTCACAAAAACGTGCTGTTACCAAAGAAGATTATATTACAGTTATACAACAAAACAACTTAGGATATAGTTTTGATGCCGTAAATGTTTGGGGTGGACAAGAAAATGATCCACCCGTTTACGGCCAAGTATTTATTACTGTTAAACCTTCTGGTGCATATGTTCTTTCTGCTACACAAAAGGAAAGATTGATTGCTGACGTTATTAGACCGATTTCTATAATGACTGTGGAACC